GCTGGACACCAAATGCATCAACACTTGACGCATTAGTTATTCAGATGCAGTCAAACACAGGGTTGAATGCGGCAAATGTACAAATTGAAAAAGTAGGTTCAAACAAAATCAGATTTACTAAAACAGATGGTCTAGAATTAAACTTAGACTTCACATCAGGTTTTGGTGATTTAGGATTTGCACAATCAACTAACGTTGATAGTGTATGGGCAGACCTATCATATGAGGCAGATGCAGACACACCAAAAGGTGCTGTCACAGAAGGTGCTTTATGGTATAACTCAGATTTAAAAATTGAAATACTAAAAGCAGGCTATGATGGCAACAACATGGTTTGGCAAAAACATGCATGGTCAGAAGACACAGAAGGCAACTATACAAAAGAACTACAATTACGTTCAGGTATGCCTACAACTCGTAAAGACGGAACATCACCATTACAACCTGGTGATATCTGGGTAGACTCTGACGAAATGCCATATCCGGCAATTTATGTATGGAACAATTCTTGGGTTAAGCGTGACAACGCAGACCAATCATCAGCAAATGGTATTGTGTTTGGTCATTACTCAAATGATGCTCCGTATGATGCTGACGGAATCGTAAATACTCGTTCAATTCATGCAAGTGCTCCAAACCCAGAATTATACCCAGAAGAAATGTTACTTGTTAACATGGATTACTCTACATACAACGTTAAGAAATACACTAACGGTGCATGGGAGTGGGCATCAGGTCTAAACCTAGATGGTTCAGGTAAATTCGGTAAAGATGCACAACGTCACATGGTTGTTGAAGCAATGCAAGGCGCATTAACAAGCAATGATGGTATACGTTCAGAAGCAGTATACTTCAACTTAATCGCTTCACCTGGATATCCAGAAATGATGGACGAAATGATTGCTCTAAACAAAGACAAGAAAGAAATCGCTTTCGTAATTGGTGATTCACCAATGGATCTTAAGTCAGATTCTACTTCTCTTAAAAATTGGGCAACTGACAACATGCCAGCTGAAACATATGCAGGTGTTTATTATCCACATGGTCTTTCAACAGACTTATCAGGTAATGATGTTGTTATTCCATCATCAGCAATCGCACTACGTACTATTGCATTCTCAGACCAAGTATCATTCCCATGGTTTGCACCAGCGGGTCTAACACGTGGTGTTGTAACTAACGCAAGTAAAGTTGGTTACGTAAATGCAGAGAACGAATTCTCACAAGTACGTTTAAGCAACGGACAAAGAGATGTTCTTTATACATCTCGTATCAATCCAATCGCAGACCTTCCAAATCAAGGTCTAGTAGTTTATGGTCAGAAGACATCACAGGCATTTGCATCAGCACTTGACCGTATCAATGTTGCAAGACTGACAAACTACATGCGTTATAATTTGGATCAATTATCTCGTGGTTTCTTATTCGAACAGAATGATAAAATCACACGTGATAATATGCGTGATGCAGTTGAACGTTTCTGTGGTGAATTAGTTACTAACAGAGGCTTGTATGACTTCTTAGTAGTTTGTGATGAATCAAACAACACTCCTGCTCGTATCGATAGAAATGAGTTATGGGTTGATGTTGCAATTCAACCAGTGAAAGCTGTAGAATTCATCTACATTCCGCTACGTATTAGAAATACAGGCGAGTCTTTAGCATAATACTAGAGAAAATAACAAGTTTATTAAAGCCCCTTAGAATAAGGGGCTTTTTTATTAAATACAACTTTAATTCCTAACATTATTGATAAATACTCTTATAAACAAAGTTTCGAAACTTTTTAGGAGACAAAAAAATGGCAAGAACATTAAATAATTTCGGTGTACCTACAGATTCCGGTGATACAGTTACTGGTTCAGGTATTCTACAGCCAAAACTGAATTATCGTTTCCGTGTTCAAGTTGCAGGTTTCGGTGGTGTAGCAACAAACACTACTGAGTTCACAAGACAAGTTATGAACGTAACTAGACCAAAAATTACACACGAATCAATACCAGTAGATTCATATAACTCACGTATGTATATGATGGGCAAACACACATGGGAACCTATCACAATTACGTTACGTGATGATATCGCAAACAACTTAACTAAACTAGTTGGTAGACAAGTACAATCGCAGTTGAACCACAGAAATCAAGCTGGTCCGGCGGCAGGTACTAACTACAAGTTTTCTACTCTAATTGAAATCTTAGACGGTAACTCAGGTAACCCTAACGAACAATGGCAACTAGAAGGTTGTTTTGTTCAAAATGCAGACTACTCTCAATCTGATTACTCAGTTTCAGATCCAGTAACTATCGCACTAACACTACAGTACGATAACGCTGTATTTACTGATACTGAAATCATGCCAGATACTACATTTACTAACAACTCTAGTATTCTTGGTTAATTCGGGGTAAGCTGATATGGCTACTTCAAAACAGGCTGGTCAAAATAAACAAGGCAATATCTTAATACAAGATAATGCTAATGCTAGAAAAAGATTTGGGTTCGGCGGCGTCGGACCCATTACCTCTGCTCCCAAAACGGGAGACATGTTCTACGTTGAATTTCATGATATCAACGGAAGAACAATGTCAGGCACTAGACTTCCATTCAATAGATTTGCAAAAGCAATAAGTGGTGTATCAGTTGCCACAACTACTCAGCCTATCGATAGATATGGCAAACGTGTATATATACCAACACGTGTAGATTTTCCAGAAGTACAATTATCAATGTATGATGTTGTCAACGGAGAAATGTTCTCATTCGCTATGGGAATATATAACCAGTTTTTCAAAAATGGTCAAATGCGTACAGACTCAGCAAACATAGAAAATAGCTTAAGAGATTTAGAAACACAAGGCAGAAAGTTTTCGACCAAAGGAAAACCGTTTCATCAAACTTTTGAAAAGGTTACTGTATTTCATTTTTTTGGTAATATTGATGGCTCAAACGACCCATTAGCACAAGGAGATTTTTCAGTAGGTGCTCCTAGAAGTGGTGGTATACAAAAAATTGAATTAATAAATCCATTAGTTACTAATATTACATTTACACCTAGTGACTATGCTAACAGCGAACTTAGAACTATTGAATTTTCACTTCAACCAGAGAATGTTGTATTCTCTACGGTATCAGACGATGTGCCATTCCCAACCTGGATGACAGACGGTCTTCCTTATGAATTGGAAACAGCAATCAGTGATATAGAAAGCGGAGATTATACTAACGATACAGTATCACGTATGAATGAACTATTAAAAGGTCTTTCTAAACCTAGTCAGTTTGATCCAGAAAATGATGAAACTGTACTTACGTTACTTAATAACAATCAACCTACGCTTTCACAAACTACACAAGCACAGAATGATTTAATCAATAAACAAAAACAAGATGAATTGGCTAAATTGTACAATGCAACACAAATGAATAATTTATCTACGCTGGGAAGAAAAGATGGTATAGATCCTAATCAACAATTTACCGCAGAACAGCTAGAAGGGTTTTCATCAGTATTGAATGCACAGAATGAAGTAGCAGAAGCAGAATTTGAAGAAGCTAAGTCAAGACACCAATTTGTCGAAGCAGTCCCTACAGAATCTAGATTTAGAGATCCTTTTGTTCCAGAAACAAAATACCCTCAAGTGGCAGATTTTGCTAATTTAGGTAATACATATGACGGCGGTACAGGAACATATGGTGGTAGTAACTTTGGGGGTGCTATAAAAAATGAATTAGTAAATGCGTTTTTCAATGGACGTAAAATTAATTGGGGTAATATAAGAAATTCAGCGGCTCAAGGTATTGTAGGTAATTCAGGAATAGGTACATTACAAAATCTTAGTAAAACATCACAAAGCAGATTTGGTATAGCAGGTGACTTAATTAGAGATGGTATTAAAAATTCAGGCACAGCCAGTGGAGGACAAATACGAACTACTACAGTTCCTTCTAATATATCATCAAATTCAACATCATCTACACTAAATTCTGCACAATCAAATATTAACGTATTAAAAAATCTTACAAAGGGTATTAGATAATGGCATTTGATATTGACGTACTAAAAGCAAAACTAGTAAAGAAAGGCTTTACAGATGAAAAAGCAAATGTTTTTGCTAGAGAGTTGGTCAATGTAGCAAGGTCCTACGGTGTAAGCCCATATAGTTTAGTCAACGAAGTTAATAATGATATAAACTTAAATGACCTAGGCTCATTTGTAATCAATAGTGCTTTGCGATTTGGATATCAAACAGGAAAAATTAATCCTTCAAAACCAAATAAATATATCGCAAGGGCTATTCTTAAATGAGACAAAAATATCATCAAGGAAAATATACTATAAAAAACCCACAGAAATATTCTGGGAGCGGTGAGCCTACCTTTAGAAGTAGTTGGGAATTAACTTTTATGAATTTTTGTGATGATAACCCGAGTGTAGTTGCTTGGGCTAGTGAACCTTGCAAGATAACATATCAAAATCCATTAAATGGCAAAGTAACAGCATATGTGCCAGACTTTGTTATAGTGTATATGGATAAAGCAGGTAAAAAGAAAGCGGAATTAGTTGAAATAAAACCTGCAACACAATCTAATCCAGAGTTAGCAAGAAGAAGAACAGACAAAACGGCAGTAGTACAAAACTTTGCTAAATGGGATGCGGCAACTAAGTGGGCAACTAAGAGGGGAATGCGTTTTCGTGTACTGAATGAGGGTGATATATATCAAAATACAAAAAAGCCCAAACCAGTAAAACCAAGGAAACGTAAATGAGTACTAAAATAGGGGTCTTTTATGAACCCGGTGCAGGTGGCGACTTTTTCATTACATTATTATCATTGGGATTAAATATCTTCGAAGATCCTGAGTTATTGTATTATGACGATGGAAGAATAAAGATAAGAGGAAAGTCTATGCTTGATGTAGTAGATGACTATGAGTACACTGATGACGATTGTAGCTTACAAGAACTATTTTTGAAACAAAATTTTGATAGATTTATTTCTAAATGTCACCCTTATCTTCCTGAACACAAAGATGAGTTTGCAAAAAAACTTGAAATAAGATATAATAACACGTATAATATAATGTTACATCGAAATCCAACATATACATATCTTAATTACAATTTAAAGAATATAGATAGAATTGTTGAAGATGATAAAAGCAAACATGTGTGGTATACTGACCATTGGAATGAAGTATACAAAAAATCGGTAATAAATACAAATATAATAGATATACATTTTGATGAATTGATTAGGAGCCCAATTAGAACAATAACACGTGTTATTCAATATACGGGTATCGACAAATCAATAGCAAATACTAAAAAAATAAAAGAAGTGTATATACATTACTGCGACAAGCAGAGGTTTTTAGAACCAATCGAAAGGTATTGGAAATGACGAAAAAATTAGAAGAAACATTTAATATATCTTCTGTTGATGACGAAGAAAAAGATAATATTCCTAGTATTGAAGAATCTAAGGAAATTACTGAATTATTAAACACAGAAATAGAAAATACTGAAAAGATTGATGCCGCTCTGCCTATGGTTACTGATTTAAATGAGCATGACAGAGAAATGGATGATATACATGCTAAAGCAATACAGACGTTTGAAGATATGCTACAATTAGGTATGAACGTTGAAGTACATGCAGGTGCAAAGATACTTGAAACAGCAAATCAGCTACTAAAGACAGCAAAAGAAGCCAAAGACAGCAAAGTAGACAGAAAATTACGTATGATTAATCTTCAACTACAGAAAGCAAAGCTGGATCATCAAAAAGATAAAGACACAGGCAAATCTGATGAAGAAATAACAGCAGAAGGTACACTAAATATTGATAGAAATGAACTTTTAAAGCGTATTTCTGATGCACAGAAGGTAGCAGACAAAGTAACGGATAAAAACAAGAAAAATCCAGAAAAATGATAAATAAGAATATACGTTGGAGAGCAACATGAAAAGTTTTATAGAATTTTTAACAGAATCAGAAAAAGAACACAAGATGTCATTGCGTTTTTGCTGTAAAGTAGGCGAAGATGCAGAAAATAGAATTGAAAAGTTTTTAGGTAAGTATGACCTAAGAAATATGTCTAAAACGTCTACTACACCGGTTTCTAAAAATCCGATGTTCTTTAAAGAAGTGGAAAATTCAGAAGTTTCAAAGATTGATGTTGTTACAGGTTACCCTGTATCAGCCGATATCTTACGTCAACAATTAGCAGACTTATTAGGTATGCACTTATCACATGTTGCAGTTCACCCAGAAGGTTGGGAGCCAACTGAGGAAGTAGAAAAAGAAAACAAAGAACCTCTTTTAACTTCCGAAGAAGAATCAAAATCAGACGACGGTGCAAACTATGGTCGTACTTTTGTTGATGACTTTCTAAAGTCTCTAACTCCAAAAGAAGTAGAAGCAGTAGAAAACGAACTAAGTCCAAAAGAACAAAGAGACCAAGCACCTGAACAAATGGATACAGACGAGAAATCTAGTCCTTCTGTTATCTCAGGAGATGAAAAATGAGTAAGCATTACAATTTAACTGTTACTGATGATAACGGAAAATCAGTTACTACTTCAAATACAAGTACAGAACACGCAGAAGAAATTCTACGTATGATGCAACTAGCAGGCATGCAATCACAAGATTGTGGATGCGGTGCAAGTCCTTGTGGGTGTGACGAATCAATCGAAGAAAACGAATATAAACCAACACCAGCTAACGATAAGTTAGATTTAGATGACTACTCAAAAAAATCAGGTGAAAGTATTCCAAAACAAAAGAAAAGTTTAGACAAAGCACCTTCAAGAGGTGATAACCCATTAGAATATTCTTTAGATGAAAATGAAATCTTTGAATCTTTAATGAATGAATTTGAAACAGTTGAAGAAGGCAAACTTCCTCCTGGACTACAAGCATATCAAGATAAGAAAAAAAGCAAAAAAGATGACAAAGAAGATAAAGTAGAAGAAAAGAAAGCAAAGCCTGACTTTGCTGATATCGATGGTGATGGTGACAAAAAAGAAACAATGAAAAAAGCGGCTAAAGATAAAAAAGAAAAAGCCGATGAATCAATCAATGAAGCAAAATGTGATTGTGATTGTGGAAAAGACCCATGTGAAGAATGTGGTAAGTCTCATCATAAAGTAAATGAATCAGAACCAATGGGTGAATCCACTGACAATGAATTTGCTTGTATTAATACTGATACAGGTGCTTTTGGATATTGTGGCAAAGACGAACTTCACAAGTTTACACACATGATGCCAGCAAGTGAATTTACATATTTTGAACCACAAGATAATAACTTCCAAGGCATGGATGATGAAATGGCTGACCAAGAAGGCTGGTCAAAAATTAAAAAAGAAGAAAGCCCAGAATTAGCAAGACTAAGAAAACTTGCAGGCACTGAGAAAGTTGATGAATTAGGACCACTAGCGGCGTTGGCACCAATAGCAGGTGCAGTAGGTAGAGCATTAGTTTCAAAAGGTGTTAAAGGCACAGCATCAAGAGCCGCCGCAACTACAGTTGCATCTAAGGCGCTCAAGAAAAACAACACTCCTCAATAATAAGTATTTACAATATACTTTATATAAGTGTATTATTTTTCCACCTTTACGATAAATACATACAATAGAGATAAACTAAATTAGTTTTTAGGAGACTTATTCATGGCAAAATATCGTGGTGTTACTTGGCAAAACGCAGGTGCGGGACCAAAAGTAAAAATTAGACGTTCTATCTGGTTAGCAGAATTACAAGATTTTGGAGCAGTTACAGATGCGGCTGTTGATTTACCAACAGCAGGTGCTGTACATAGAGCGGCATATGGCGGATCTAAATCCGGTACAAGAGAATTCGTAGATTTATCTACAGTAAATGATTTAGCTGTCGTTGATACACAAGACCACGGTTTAATATCAGATGCAACAACAACAATTGGATAATTAAAGGGAGAGCAAATCAATGGCAAATAAATATCGTGGCGTGACTTGGAACAATGCAGGTGCAGGCCCTAAAGTAAAAATTAGACGTTCAATTTGGCTAGCAGAGTTAGCCGATTTTGGCGCAATCACAGATGACCCAGTTGATTTACCAACAAAAGGTGCTCTACACAGAGGTTCATTGGGTGCTAAATCTGGTACTAGAAGTTATGTAAATTTATCTACAGTAAATGACTTAGCAGTTGTTGATACACAAGACCATGGTTTAATAACAGAAA